AGACGCATCATTGTAATCTGCAAAGCCAATATGCTCGTCTAAATCTGCTCCCGCATCCGAGGAGCTAGACTTTCCCAGATTAGCAGTACAGAAAGTCCTAAACGTTGATTCTGTAAAAGGTGTATCTGTGCTATCTACCGCAACAGCTAAAGAAGTGTTTTTATACAGTTCATATTCTGTGCTCTCGCTAAGGAATCTTAAACTCTCAAACTTAATAATACCACTTTGTAACTCAGCCTCGCTGTACCACCATTCTTTAGCTGGTTGTGACCCTTCTATCACCCCACTTATAGTATCAGTCAATACTAATGCACTCCCTATTATTTCAATCTTTTTAGCCATTATTTATTATTATATTTATTAGTTAACTTTTTTAATTGTTTGTTTAAGTCCGTTAAATAATTTACCCTTCCTTTTAATAAAGCTGGGTATAAAAAAGGCTGTGGTCTTATGTTTATCTGTTTAACCCCAGCTCCTTTAAACTGTATTGCAAGTTCTTTTAATTCATCAGGTACATTTACTAATCCACCTGTTCCAAATTCCATATAAGCAGAATAACTCTCTCTTGCTACTACTTTATAATGGAAGTCATCAACTCTTTCTTCATATATTCCCAACCTTAAATTACCACCGAACCCTTTTATTTTATTAACAGGTGCTCGCTGTTTAGCGTCTAATTCTATTTCTTTAGCTGTTTCTCTAGTTACTATACTAATAACCTTGTTTCCTTCATCACCAAACGCTCTTAATTCTTTTATTGTGTTAGCAAATGATTTATTTTTAGCCATTAGTAAATACTTTCTATATAAGCTAACAAACAGCTCTCGCTTGATACTGTACCGCCTAAACGCTCTACTCTGTCTTTATATTGAGTATAAACAGCAGTAATCCCGAAAGGTTCTAGTATTGTCGATGTCTTTACAATCTCTTTTACTGCAACTATTTCAATTTCAGAACCAAAGTAATTAATATCTAATGGTTCGTTTTGTATTATGTACTTTTCACCTGCATACATAAAGAATTGATTTAAACTACTATATGTCAAATCATTCCTTTTTCTTAGTAATATTCGTATCGCATTAGTCGTGTCAGTTAATCCAAAATCAGTACTTCTATTACTGTATTTACCACCTAAACCAAACGTTTCTACCCTGCATTTAGTTACGGTTATCATACTATCATACGATACTACTGACCCACCATAACCATCGTCACCTATTACGGTTTGCCATAGTTCAATCTGTTTGTTGTATTTTCTTGCTCTTTTCATTATATGATAAATCTCTCTTCAACCCCTAACATATTATCCAACCACATTGGAACTTTACCGTTGTTAGCCTTTTCTGTTTCAGCTTCATAATACATATATTTTATGTACTGTAAAGCAAACTGTCTAAATAAATCAGGTACATCAGCAGGTAGTAAATGACCTACATTTAACGTTAATATCGTGTATATTGAGCTTGTAACCTCGTAGTTAGAATAGTTTTGTTTAACTTCTACAATGGTGTCTGTCGGTGTTACTAATGAATTTATAGGGTAATCGTAAACACGTCTAAAGCAATCCATAACAACGTACTCTTTATCCCTAGCGTAAACGAATACATTTGTTCTTTTCTCCACGTACCTTAGCGCTGTGTTTATCATTTGCGTAAGCATTGCATCATCTAAAGTAAGTGTATCATCTACATTTAAGTAGTTTTTAGTTTCGTTTAGTGTTAACACGTCTATGTAAGCCATTATTTTGTATTTAGTTTCAAATATACGAATTTTATTGTAATAAATAAACCCTAAAGTATTAAATTAATAACACAATAGGGTTTATAGAACTAATCAAACAATATTCTCTACTTATGCAGCAGTAAAGTCTCCATATATTAAAGCAGCTGGCTGTTCAACAGCTAAAGCTACTTGTGCTTCAATTCTTGCAGTAATGTTATTCGCTACGAAGTTTGTACCTTCAACATCACTAAATTCTAAAGATAATCCCTCTGTAGATACCTTATTTACTCTTGACCAATCTCCAACAAAATATTTGTTAGCAGCTAACCAATTTGCTTTTACAACAGGAATACCCAAACATCTCATTATACCGTCATTATATGTAAAACCGAATGGCAAACCATAACCCGAGCCTGTAGACTTCTCAATCTTTAAGATAGAAAAGTAATCAGAAGCAGTTACAACAATTGCGTTTGTTTCATAATCTAAAGCATCTAATGTAGCGACCTCGCTCATTAACATTTCAGCTTTATTTTGTCCAGCAGCTAATTCTGTTGAAGCTGTTGCAGCTCCAGCTAAAACTGTATTAAAGTTTGCGTTTTCTTGTTTCCAATAATCTCTTCTTAAAGCTAAAGGTACAAATGATTCAAGGAATGGTAAGTTGTTACGCATTTTCTTGCTATAACGAGTAAAACCAGCTAAAAAGTCGGTGTTTACATCAATCATAGAAACATCGTAATCAATCTGACCTTTTGTAGCACCCTCAGCAGGTGTTCCAATAGCTCCCTCTGAACCTGTTTCTCTAACGTAAGTATAAGTTCCATTAGAGATAGATACACTACCAACTAAATCAGCAACATTTACTTTTTGATTTGGAATCATTGCAACGTCAAAGTTGTAGTCTCTTGGCTGGTCTCCTGTCAAGTTTGCACCCAACGTCATATTACCAACTACCTTAGTGTCAAAGGTAACACCTTTCTTTACCTTTGCAATACCATCAAAGTTCGTAGTAATTGCCTTTCTCAAAGTATCGCCTTGTTTTGCTTTTTCAGCGTCTTTAGCCTGCAATTTAATATCTAAAGAATCCGCATGGTCTTGTATAGCTTTAATCTCTAATTCTAACGATTCTTTTACTCCTTTAACAGCTGTTTCAATAACTTCTTTATTTGAAGCCGTAAACGCATCAATAGCTGATTTAATTTCGATTGAAGTTTTACCCTCTAATCCTTTTGTCATTGTCTCTAATTGACCTCTTAATTCTTCTGGTGTCATACTCTTGTTTATTTTAAATTTATATTAAATGATTTGAATACATTTAACAACGGCTCAACATTAGAAGTGTCATCTAGTAACGGCTTTTTATCTGTAAGTGTTTTTAGTAATGTTTCAATTTGTTTTAATCTCGTATCAGAATAATCTAAATCATACCCTTTAACAAGTATATCGATTATTCCGTAATATTTTTGTATTCCTTTTATGTCTTGAACGGTGCTTAACTCGTTAGCTGCCCAACTAGATAAAAAAGAATATTCCATTAACTTGTATTCATTAATTATGCTTTTATTCTTTGAATCTCTACCCATTATCTGATAACCTATAGACAATTCAGCGTTTAAACCTGTTTCGTGCATTAACTTAATATCACTAAACATATCACGACTCACTTCTTTAGCTAAGTTGAATTTAGTGGTTGTAAGTAGTCCGTAACTATCCTCTGTATCTATGTGTAATGGCACACCTAAAGAGACTGTGCTGTTGTGGTCTTTCAATACTCTGATTCTTTTGTAATTCTCTTTCACAGTCTTATTAAAAGAACCTTTAGCAGAAATATCCCCATCCGAATCTTTGAAGTCGTAAGCGTTAGCATAAGCCTTAACGACACCCTTTGATTCGTCAAAATCCTTTAATTCAATTGATGCTTGTTTAAATTGTATTCCATTCATAACTACAAATATAAACAAAAACTATTAAAAACAAAGTAATTATAGAATTTATTTATAGTGTTGATTTATTAAGTTGATTATTGTATATTTGTTTGAACTAAAAAACGATTATAATGACTAAGAAAATAAAAGAGATAAGAATAAACCATAATACATTAGGAGATATTACCGTCAACTTTGAATTACACAAATCAGTAAATGACATGATAGGAACTATTTCTGGGGATTATGATAAGTATTGTTATTATTATGCTAATATTTCTGAAAACGAAAACGGAACTATAACATTAAATGATTTAATGGTTGTTAAGGCTGATTCTGTTAATGTGGGATTTAAAAATGTAAATGGAGGTTGTAAAAACTATATAAAAGTATTTAAAAACACAATTATTAATAGGGAGATGGTTTTATACCCTAAGTCTATGTTCTCTATCATATATAAATAAACTAAAAACAATATTTAAGAAGTTAAGCAATAACAATATTACCATCTGAATCCCTCTTAGGAACTACTGCAACCGTACATCTACAGTTAATAACATTGCCAGCAGAAGCTTTAGGGTCACCAGGGAATTCTAATAACTCACCGCTTACATTAAACTTCTTATCAAAGTCAACACGTACTTTATCCATAACATAATGGTTAAACTTGCTTTCTGGCGGTATACGTGTTCTCGCATCGTGTGCTGACACCCATACCTTTTCGGATTCTACACCACTAACATCTGAAGCAACGACTGAAGCATAATTAGCTGCTGCTGTTGTTTCTGTCCTCGCTATTCTTAACGCTTGCCACCTATAAAAGTTCTTTTGGTTTATTAACCTATGTAGGTCTGTTGATAACTCACTCATTGTTTTACCCTCAGCTATACCAAATGATATGATTTCTTGTAGGTAACTAGTTAGCGTGTTCTTAACCGATGTAATTCTAAAACTACTATTCTTAAATAACCAATCTAATAAGTTGCGTTCAAACACAGATAAGAACCCTTTTAATGTAAACTCTTTAATCTGTCTATTAATTGATTTACCAACTCTTTCACCATGAATCACTCCAACTTCATTATACACATTAAAATAAGCCATTGTTATTTCTTCTATGTTAATAGTTTTATCAATAGTACCTTTGTAATTCTCCTCTGTTAAGAAGTTAAAAGGTATCTTATTAGCTGTTTCTCTAATAGATTTAATAAATGCAGTATAAGCTAAACGTTCGTATTGCTTATGGTATCTAATCCATCTCTTTCTGAATTGTTCAATATTCATTTATTCGTTTAAAGTAAATCCTGTGTCTGGTGGTAAAATAGCATCTTCTAACGTCATAATATCATCTTTTACGGTAATTATATCCATGTTCTTATCTGATATTGTTTCCATCCCCATCATAACCCTAGATTCATTCTTAGTTACAAACCCTGTGTTATTTGCAGAGGACAACCATTGAACTAATGCTGTCATATCTTCCTGCATTTCTGGTAACTCTCTTATGTCAAACTCTATCTCCCTATTATCATAGCCTTTAAACCGCTGTAGTATCTCTTTATTGAATGGGTTTAATAGTAAGTTTAAGTCTGGTACAATAGTATTAGTTACTACTCTTTTACTTTCTTGTATTTGTTTATCGTATTTACCGCCATCATCATTATTTAATAAGGTATCACTCCATCCGAAAACATTACACAATGATTTTTGGTCGTATTTAAGGTAATCAAACGGTTTAAGTTCATCAGTTGTTAAACTCAATCTAGTGAAGCCTAATTCAGCAGAACTACCTGCTATACGGCTTAAGTCTGAAGTATCGCTATTCATTTCTTTTAGCCTAGACTTAATCGCTATCGCTTGGTCATCTGATAATGGAGCTGCTCCTTTACTATGTATAAATCCGAAAACACCACCATTTTTAAGCGTGTTTATATTTAAATCCATTGCTTTATTGCTACTAACCAAGTTCTTCCACGCTGCTCTTAACGGTGATTGACCGTATAAATGTTGTCCACTCATCCCAAAGTTTGGGTTTGGGTATTTAACGTGTATAACGTCTTCGTTCTCAAACTCCATAAAGCTACCATTACTTGTTAGTAAGTAACCCTTTACTACATCTTCATCTAACAATATATTTGCGTTGTCTTTTAACACTATCTCCATTAAGTGAGATGGTAATACATAAACTACTTTTGGACTACCTGCATTCATCCCATCTTTTGGAGATACTTTATACCAATAAACATTACCTGTTAGCTTTAAGAATGTAATTGACAACTTCCAGAACTCGTCCCACGTTTGGTTTGGATTTGGTCGCTCTAAAGGGAAGTCAAAGCTATCTTCTTTTAACGCTTTCATTTCTAGCCTTAATAACTTTACTTTCTGAGTGAATGTAGGTGAGTTATTAGCAGCTTTCAACAACTTCTTGCGTTGTGTATTTGCTTGCTTATTGTCTATCTCTTTAATTGAATAAGGAATAGCTGCTACTTTGTTTGATATTTGATTGACGATAGAATACACATCAGAGTTGATATTATAACCCTGCTCTATGTATTTAGATGTGTTAGGGTCATCGTCGTTTGTGTAGCTTTGAGAGCCCCAGTAAAAAGACTGATTAAATTTATTAATAGATTGACTAGAAAAGAAGTTCTTAGCCTTTTGTAATATGTTCATATAAATAAAATTTATTATAAAGTCAAAAGTAATAAAAAAAATCTATATTACATTACTAAAAGAAGAAAACTTTAGGTGTTAGTTCAAACCAATAACGCATCATTATACTATCCCATTCATCAGGAGACCTACCAATCATTTGTTTAACTACCTCCTTAGACACTAAAGAGACCTTTCCATCTTTATCTATATCCTTCTGCTTTACTTGCTCCATTTCCTCCGAGGTTATGCCTATAACGGAGCTATCGTTGCATAACTCACCGACCTGTCTATCTACTATCTTATTAGCCATTTTATAACCGCATTGAGACTTTAAGTTATTAAAGTTTTGAGCCATTCCCCCAACTTCTAACGCTCTAGAGTTATTCACAAACCCTTTGCACTTTAAGAAGTCAACAACACCACCTCCAACACCATCTTCATCAGCTATTGTATTACTGTTTGATACACCGTATCTCTTTTGTATTTCTTGCGACTTCATAACTACAAAATCCAATCCACTCTTAGCAATCTCGTATCTATAAATACACACCCAACCATGCCAAACCCTAATAACCGTTTTATCCTTTCCTTTACGTGCTACATCAATGGTTATATACTTAGTTCCTTCTGCTTTAATATGTCTAGGATTCCAGTAATCTGTAATACTATCTAAATCGATTAACGTACTAGGGTCATCGTCATACTCCCAGTTTCCATAGTACAAACGCTGTTTACTATTCTTATCTAATGAAAGTAAAGATTCTAAGTAAGATGGGTGTAAATGTGGGTTATCGGTGGGTAGTGCTTGTATAAACTTTCTAAATACAGGTAATGAATTATCTCTATCTTTTTTATAAAACTCTTTATAAGTCCAATTCTTTGCAGGGTTACAACTACCCAGTAGCTTAGGTATTAAATCAAACTCAGTTAACTTATATCTGCATCTACTTAATACTATTTGCCAAGCCTTATGCACTATTTGGTTACATTCATCTATAAAAGCTCCTGTAATCTCCAAAGACCCTAAACTATCAAAGTTCGGGTCTGCTGGGTATAAGAATAAATCTTTTAGTAATATCTCACTTCCATTGTTCCAATACACAACATTCTGTTGAGCGTTATAAATAAATTGGTCTGATAGCTCTAACTTAGTAGCTAACTCAAAGAAAGTGTTTAATGTGGTTTCTTTTAATGCCTTTAATTTAGCTCTACCCATCAACCATCTAGAACCAGGATATAATTGACATTGTTCTATGAGCCATAAACAACCTAAAGCAGATTTACCACCTCCAGCAGCACCTCCATAAAGAAGCTCTTTTGTTTCGTTATCTTTTAAGTAATAAACTGCGTTCTCTTGCTTTGGAAGTAAATTCATTAAATAGGTTTAACACCGACACCTAAACTAATAATAGTAACAGGTTTATCACCTCCCTCATGTACTTGCGTTACCTTATCACCGTATTTAGTAGGTTGCATTTTGCCTAGCATCCATTTGCGAGCATCTATTTTAAGTTTAGACCTCTGTACGGTATTGCCATCTATCTTAGTCTCACCATCAACCACGTAAGCATCAGCGTTGTTCTCGTCAGCTATTTCTAGTATTTCCTCAAACATAAAGTCTGAACGGTCTTCGCACGCGCACGCGTATTGGTTCGCAAACTCTTCATTGTCTTCTAACAACTCGTAAAACTTTGTTCTCTTAACCCCTAATTCATTATCTCTAAACACAGCTCTAACAGAGTCTCCTTTAGCTATAAGATTACATACGTTTGTTATTATCTCTTGGTAATCCATTCTTTTTTTTTGCTTCGGTAATATACAATAAATAATTTAAATTTTACGTCTTGTTCTTAAATACTTACCTAAGCTATTCCATTTAGTTACAGCTTGCTTTCTTTTCTCGTGTCTTGTTTGTGTTGTTGTAATCATT